CTACTGAAACGGGAAGCCGGTTGCCGGGCGGTCCGCAGAGGGAATGTCAAAACGGTAACTGTGATGGGAGAAACTTAAGTGAAAAGGTCTTCGGACAGGGGTTCGATTCCCCTCAGCTCCATTCAAAAACCCACGTTTTTACGTGGGTTTTTGAATTTCATGACGTATTCATGACGTATTTGCTTATTTTAATTTGCTTTTTCTTCTTTTTTTTCCAGACCTACAATACGATTGAAATAGTTATCCATGATACTGTCTGCTTGTACACGGCCTGCGTCAAAAGTGCTTTGATAGATATTTTTCATGACCGCCGGTGTCTTCCAGCCGCCACGCTCCAGTGCGTATTTTTCAGGTATATTCAAAAGAGACATGACCGAAGCGTTTACGTGTCGGAGATCATGGAAGGTCATGTGTGGTAGATCGTTCTTTTCTAAAAGCCGTACCCAGCGGCAATATATGGCGTGACCAGAGAGTGTGATTAGCTGATCGCTAGGGGTGGATTCAATCAGACCCATTATGTATTCAGGAATTTCCAGATACCGGTTTCGCTTCTTTGCTTTTGGAACACCCTTAGTAATCGTCTTACCAGCCACATCGACAACCACATCCTTTATACGAAGATACTTTCCTCCGATGATAGATTTTGATTTAGTCAAACCCCGTAACTCTGATAGAGAGAAACTCAACCACATAGAGAGAAGGGCAGGCAATTCAATTTCTGTTCCCTTAACTATTTCATATATAATTTCCGGTGGAAGCAATTCTGCAGATCTGATTTCGACGGTGGGAAGTGTTACATCATAGATGAATTCTTTCCGGTATTTCTTCAGTGTGGCTGATACAAGTCCAAATGCATTTTTAACGGTCTTTGGGCTGAGTGTGCCATCACCAGTGGGACGGCTGCGGGCCTTACGCTGGGTTTCCTCATTTATTGCTCTTTGCAGCATATTTTCAGTAATATCAACTAATTTTACATTCATGAGACTCTGGAAGTTGGTTTTCCGGATGCGCTTATATCCATGTATTGTCGTAGGAGATAAGACTGGTTCAGAGAGTTCAATGTACTGGTCCATAGCTTCCCCTAAAGAGATATTTAATGTCCTTTGGGTTTCTTTCTTCCGATTTGCAATAAATTCAGCGGCAAGACGCTGTGCCTCTCGTTTAGTTGGAGCGGTAAAAGGCCTATAGATTTTCTTCCCGTGTTCATCGGTGTGACTGTAAACGCGTACACGGGCATTGCCAGAGGGCAGAGTTTCAGCTTTTTGCATAGTGTATCCTCCTTTTTGGGTATAAAAATAACAGGGTCACTCTTGACCCTGCCCGCCGAAGATGGTACACTATTCTTGATCGTGTAGTGCCGTCTTTGGCGGGCTATGCTGGCCGCTCTGGTGTTGGAAGCACCGGGGCGGTTTTTTATAAAAAAGTAAGTGCAAATTTATTAGTAACTGTGTTACGATTTTTAGTTATATCGCGGAAATTTATAACACGATCTCCTAGTTCCCATCCTTAGTATTTTTGTCTATTTTCAACTACTTTGCCGATAATCTTTACGGGCTTATTTTCTATTTCTTCGTTAGTAAAATACATGGGTTCATAAGCAGGATTAGTAGGCATAAGGCGAATACCATCGGCATATTTCAAAAGTTTTTTACAGGTGGCGTCACAACCATTTACTATTGCTATGACAATATCGCCACTTTCAGCATCATTTTGCTGCCTAATAATAACTACATCTCCTTCACAAATTCTAGGTTCCATGCTGTCCCCTTTTATTTGTAGACCGAAGAAATCGCCAGTTAATGCCATTTGCTGAGTGATTTCTTCGGTGTCTATAATGTTTTCCACGGCTTCAATGGGAACACCAGCAGCAACTCTTCCAAGAACATTGATTGTTACAGCCTTTCTTTTCAGGTGTGCATTCACAGTTAAAGCCTGATCACCATCTAACATAGCAAGTAAGTCGTTTACATCCATCCTCATAGTAGAAGCTATCTGCTTAATTGTTTCAAGAGATGGCGCTAAGGGTTTTCCTGAACGGGGATTTTCTCCTTTTTCTAACATAGATATATAACCTTTACTCAGACCGGCCAATTTACCAAATGCTTCCATGCTCATTCCTGTTTCATTTCTATAATTCTTAATTATATCGCCAACCTTCATGCATTTCCCCTTTCGTGATGTTTAGTATATTATACAAGGAGGCGGAAAAAAAGTCAATAAAAATGTTTAATATGCTTGACAACAAATGTTTAACATGCTAAACTGTGGGCATGACACGGAAACATCTACAAAATACAGAAAGGAGGTTAATATGGGGTATAATATAAAAGAATTAAGAGAGGAACTTGGTATGTCTCAGGAAGATCTTTCAACTAAAGCCGGGGTCTCAAGAACTATCATTTCCGGACTGGAAACTGGAAGAATAACGGTGACTACTACGGAAACATTGAAAAAAATTTCAGCTGCTTTAGGGAAAAAAATTGGTGATATTTTTTTTGATTAGCGAGTTTAACATGCTAAACTTTTTGCCAGAGTAGAGCAAGCAGGAGGTGAGGAGATGCCGAAAATTCCTCTCAGTGAGGAGCAGAAGAAAGATGATTTGTTTCGGGGCTATCTTAAATTCCACATGGAAACAGAGCATCTGGATAAAAGACGACTTGCAGAAAGAACGGGTATAAAATATTCAACTTTATGCGAGCGTTTAAGAGAGCCGGGTACGTTTAAGAGGGAGGACTTAATATCAATTTTCAAGGTTTTAAAGTTTACCACAGAAGAAAAGGGGGCGATATGGTGAAGAAAGCACAGGCAAAGTGAAAGGAGGGAGGTGAAGAAAAAAATGTGGTTAATGTGGTTTATTCTCGTATGGAGTGTGGCTATTGGAGGAATTTACATTATGAAGAGAATGCAGCCCGAAGATAGAATCTATCCTGCATGGGCTGTATTCATCGGAACCCTGTTTACATTGTTTGCAGTAGCCTATATATCTTAGGTGTAAGAAGCTCAAGGGCAGTGCTGGCTTGATCCCAATGGTACTTCACCATATCTGCATGGATAGAAACCATTTCAGCCTTCATATCATCGGGGACATACATAAGAGCCAAAAAGTAGTATTCCCCATAACTTTGAAGGGGTCCAGTGTCTGCATAAGCAGTACAGCTGCCAGCATATTTCAGGTAGTTTTCAAAAATATTTCTCTTATAACTTCGGTAACCTCATAGTGCTTTTGTTTCAGTTCCAATTCCTTGATTTTTAGCTGGTGCCTATTATTAAGCAGGGTCGTTGCTATGGGGGAGATTAAAGCACACAGGGCGATAATAGCCGTAATTGTAAAAGATAAACTGATTTCTGGCATGATAATTTCTCCTTTCTTCTGTACTTGGCTCCCGTCGGTGCCTGTGATTACAGTATAAAGAGGATGGGAACATTTGGCAACTATAAAAATACAAGTAAAACACAGAAAGGAGGAAAGATAAATGCAGAGATATAGGCGCTTGACAACGGAAAAGGTAGAAAGTGAATTAGTGGAACTTGTGGTAACGTATGCAAGCAACCATAATTTGACAATCACAAATATTCAGGAAGCGATAGAAGAAGTAATCAAACACATGAAAGACTACGCCGTTTTAATGGAGGGGAACTCATTCGGCGCGGCTTCGCCTGTAAGTACATTATAAAGGGAGAATATGGAAATAACAACAAGTAAAACGCAGAAAGGAGGAACCCCAATGCATGGAACAGCGGGAACAATAGTTAAGCCAACGGAAGTTATTATACACTTGGACGAATTAATGCCCTTAGCAGAGACATTGAAACTAGTAAGAGAGCTAAAAAAGGAAAACCCCTATACAGTATTCCGCATAGAGGTTACCACGGTTAATCGGCTGGCAAATACAAAAAACAGAAAGGAGAACTAGCATGCCCGCATTAACAAAGGCAGCCTCTAAGGAAGCTGCGGAAACGGCAAAATACCCAAAGCCCTTTATGCGGATCTCCGAGATGGTCAAACTTGGAATCCCCCGGACGGAGTTGGAGCAGGCAGTGCATATTCCAAAGCAGACATTCGCCCGAAAAAGTCTTGGCGGCGGCGTGTGGATTATTGATACGGCAGCCTATGAAAAGGAGATGCAAAGGAGGTGCAAGAGGTGAAGAAAGCACTCCGCGAAGCCGTCATCGTCCTTAAGATCACTACCTATCTAACGGCCTGGCTGCTCGTTATCCTGATACTGTATAGGCGGAGTACGCCGGTGGCGGCCCTGGTAGGGATGGGGCTATATGTCACAAGTACATTAGCAATAGTGAGAGGAGGGAAATAGGGTGGAAGAATTGTTAAAAGCATTGAGGCTTATCCGCGATACGTGCAGACAGCACGGGAATTGCCCCAAGTGTCCCCTACATATCGGATCAGGCGCGGATAACGCATGCTGTAGCATGAGCGAGAAGTGGCCACATTTGTGGGAACTTGTCGACGAGGTACCGGAAATAAGTCTATTTAAGTAGGAGGCGAGAGAGTGACAGACAAGCAGAAGTTTGACATGGTCAAGCAGTACCTGATTAACCAGCTGGTTTCGGCAAGTAGCAGCGAGGTACAAAATATGATCATTGACACATTGTATCATATGCAGACGCTGGATCGGGGCGAGGCTCCGGAGGCGGTTACCATGTGGGCAAAGAAATTCAACTTCAAAAAGGAGGAACAAAATGGATAGATACTCAGAGGAGGCCAGGGAAATCTATAACCACATTATAGATACAGCCCTGGAAGCGCAGAAAAAAGGGCATTACGTCTCCATTGGGATGAGCAACCACGGATACGACATATACGCAACGGCAATGAGGGGCGGATTTGTAGCGGGAGGATCGTATGCGATTTCCATAGGGATTGTCTTTAAAGACCACGGTTCCGCCGAACGGTGCCAGGAACTAATCGAAGATTTAGAGGTGCTGTGCGAATGTAGCGAAGAGGAGGCGTTGTAATGGGATACCTGAAAGAACACCACGGAATGACATTGTTGGGAAACACACCGCCGAGTACCTGCCCAGAATGTGCAACGACACATGAGCCATATATGCCGCACAACCAGCAGAGCCTTGCATACCAGTACAAGTTTTATGATCAACACGGTCGCTGGCCAACCTGGGAAGATGCAATGGCCCATTGCTCGGAAAAAGTAAAAGAACTGTGGATGCAAGCTTTAAGAGATAGGGGGATAGAAATTTGAGTTACTACATAACCTGCCCACATTGCGGGGCAAACCTTGATCGAGGAGAAGAATGCGAGTGCCGGATCCAGCAGGAAGCGGAGCCGGAAAAAGAAAACCGGGAGAAAAATAAAAAACCCGCCTGACGAATCAGGCAGGTCTTGGGCCGAAGTCCAATAATTTATACGCAATATAATTATATCACTTCGGCCCCTAAAAATCAAGAGTTTTAGCCATTTTCGGGCGTCTGAATAGCTCGTTAAGGGTATTATTTTTAGGACCAGGAGGTTGAAGTGTACGTAGAGGAAATTTGCAGAGCCGGGGCAACAATAGAGGTGTCCCGGTATTATACAAGCCGCTATAACCGGCCGGGGGTTCCGCGGGGGCCAAACCGGAAGAAAACCAAAGATGAGCAGCAGCGGATCAATGCCCGGAGGGCAGAAAAAAAACTCAGACTGCTATTAAATGCCAATTTTGTTTATGGCGATCATCACATGATACTGAATTACCGGCGTGATGCGCGGCCGCCGAATCGGGAAGAGATGAAAAAGGATGCGGACCGGTTTCTGCGGAAGCTCCGGGCGGTCTATCGGAAGGCAGGGAAGGAACTGAAATATATCCATGTCATGGAGGTTGGCGCGCGGGGAGGTGTCCATCACCATTTTGTAATAAATCACATAGACAGCCGGACCATACAGCAGTGCTGGGATAAGGGTGGCATTAACCTTTATCCTCTGGAGCAGTCTGGCCAGTACCGGAAGCTTGCCGGCTACTTGATAAAATACTCAGAGCAGACCCTCCGACGAGAAGGTGCACTGATGGGAAAACGCTGGCATGCTTCCCGGAATCTGGAACAACCAACAGTTGAAAAACATATTATAGGCCGTCATAGCTTTAAAACGAATCCCTCCAATCGGCAAGGGTATTACATAGACAAAGACACGGTTAGAGGTGGCACCTGTGATAACACAGGTTATCCATATTTTACATACACCCTCATCCGATTTGAGAAACAAACGAGAATAAAATTGGAGGAAAGGAAAAGCCATGCCAGAGGTAAACCTATACATAGAAACGGATAGCACATCACCAAAGCCCCGGCCGCGCCGCTATGGCTACGTTTTAGAGTGCCGGACCAGTTCTGGCCGGACGGTAACCCGCGAAGGCTTCGGCCAGACAGAAGGAACATATCACCAGACAATATTGCGGGCCATGACAAAAGCTATCGCCCGGATCATCAATTCCTGCCAGCTGCACATACATACCAGAGACAGCTTTGTGCTGGACATGATTGATCATAACCTGGTTCTCTGGGCAAGTCAGGGCTTTTTGACAGTTAAAGGAGAGCCGGTGGCAAATATCGCTGAATGGCGGACGTTATGGGCGCAAATCAAAGGGCATGAGGTAATTACAAATCGTGGCCCACATCCTTATTCGGAATGGATACGGGCAGAGCTGAAAAAGCAGGAGCTGCTTGATGAGAAGCCATGATTCAAGATGGCTTGCTCTTCCCTAAGAAATCCAAGAAGAAAAAGCGTCTTCGCCACCCACCAAGTATCCTGCACAACAAAGCAGACAGAACCTGCTATCTCTGCATGCTACTGGATCAGAATTACCGGCGCTACCGGAATCTTCACGAGCATCATATTTATGGTGGATTGGCAAACCGGCCAATATCGGAAGCGGAGGGGCTAAAAGTCTACCTGTGCCTACATCACCACGAATTTAGCGAGGAGGCCGTCCACGGCAATAAAGAAATTATGGAATTGCTCCGACAAGAAGGTCAAAGAGCATTCGAGAGAACTCACACGCGGGAAGAATTCATGAAACTAATCGGGAAAAATTATCTATAAGGCAGGAGGACAAAAATGTTTATCAGACAAAGCAATTTCAAGAAACTTTTAAAAAATGCCTATGATGGCGCTGGTCTGACAGTGGGAAGAGACGAGGACGGGATCCTGCTATCAGGTGGATTTTGGATTATCTGGCTGAAGGAAAGTGCCATGAGCAAAAAAGCACTGGCAACAATAATCGAACTCACCAGAGACTTACCGGCAAAAGGAGAGGTCTTTATAAGCACGGATGGGGGTAATCAGTATGAAATCCCGGAAGTAGACCGCTGGGGCCTGCTCCGAAAGGCTGATGATGCAGAGGTGCCGTACAAAGTAACCGGGGTAGCGGTAAAGTATGGGCGTGGATATTCCCGGATCCTGCAACACCCCGGAACAAATGACACAAAGATGATCAGCAACACCATTACCGAAATGATAAGCATAAGAGAAATGGACACAGCAGTAGAAGAACAGCCAATTGGACCGGTTGCGCGGAAGGATTCTTCATCAGTCGTGTATTGGAAGAATAATGTCTGCATATTAGCAGCATGCCTAATCGACCCGCAGGAATATGGAGAAGAGTTGCTTCGGCTCTTGCAAAGTCTAGAACTGGAGTAAAGAAGCGAGGGGGACAAAAAAGTAAATGAAAGCAATCACAATATGGCAACCGTGGGCAACCGCCATAGCGTTAGAAGTTAAAGGAAATGAGACGCGCAGCTGGGCTACAAAACACCGGGGACTGATCGCAATTCATGCGGCAAAAAAATCTTTTCATGAGTGCTGGTGTCGTTATACCGACGGTGAGGCTGCGGCGGTAATCTGCCGGAGGATGGCGCTTCCTGAAATCTTCGACTATACGCAGCACTTTCCTCTCGGTTGCGTAATAGCAACTGCTAAGCTGGTGGACTGCATACCAATAACGCCGGAATACGCTGCCACGCTGTCACACGACGAACTCGCGCTGGGAGATTATACACCAGGTCGCTATGCATGGAAGCTCGAAAATGTCCAAAGAATAACGCCGATACCTACTGCTGGAAAGCAAGGCCTTTGGAACTGGGACAGCGACGCGTGTCCAGCTATGAACAGCCCAGTTTGTCAATCTTATTGTGGAGGGTGCGACGTTGGCGAAGAGTAGAGCGAACAAGCAAAATCGGATCAGGCCAGCATTGGCCAGCCAAAAGAACGATGTATATAAGTTCAAGCCAAAGAAAAGAAAATAAGGAGGCAGGAGGACATATGAACAAAATTATACTAATGGGCCGCCTTACAAGGGACCCGGAAATTCACTATACCGGAGATGACCGCACCATGTGCGTTTCAAAATTCTCTTTAGCAGTAGACAGGCGTTTTAAACGTACTGGCGATTCTGTAGAAGCGGACTTCTTCAACTGCACCGCTTTTGGAAAACAAGCGGAATTCGTTGAGAAGTACCTAAAGCGGGGAACGAAGATCCTTCTGAGCGGTCGTGTACAGAACGACAACTACACCAACAAAGAAGGACAAAAAGTATACAGCATACAGATCATTGTGGAGGAAATGGAGTTTGCCGAGAGCAAGAGTTCATCCGGCAGGCAGGAACGGCAAGGCTCGGACGATGGATTTATAAACATACCTGATGGGGTAGAAGATGAAGAAATGCCATTCGACTAATGCAAGGCAGCAGGAGGTAACAATGAGACAAATAACAAGTAAAGAGGCGGTAAAGAGATTTTACAGCGGCGAGCGCGTATATCAGGTTAAATTAATCCCCGTGGAACAAATTACCCTGCAAGATCTGATCACACCGACAGAATTTGTTCTCCCTGGCCGGAAAACAGAGGAGCCAAAAGAGTGGCTGAAAGAAGTTATCCAATATCTGTACCTGACCAGGGACATGACAATGGAGCAGATAGCGGAGGATCTAAGGTGTGACATTCGAGATGTGTCTTATATGATCAGAGCCTTTGGTTTCACGGGAAAGAAATACAAAGGAAGACTGCCATCAGGCACAAAAGGGACCGGAGTATATCAATCAAGCTGCCCGTACAGTGTGATTAAAGGTGAATAGTAAATTTTAACTAACACGAAATCAGAGACAGAAAGGATATAATCCCGGGTAAAGGCTGGCCAGCTGCAAGGTATATTAAGTGGATTATAAAGAATTTTTAAGTAGGAAGGTTGAGATTGCACCAGAGAGCGGATTTGAAGTCCCGCGGTGCAATCTCAACTCGGTGCTGAAAGAACATCAGAAAGATGCTGTACAATGGGCGCTTCGAGGTGGACGGCGCGCGCTATTTGAATCCTTCGGTCTAGGGAAGACTATGCAGGAAATTGAATTCTGTCATCAGGTAGTAAATAAAGTGGGGGGCAAAGCCCTGATTGTTCTTCCGCTGGGCGTGAAACAGGAATTTACACGAGACGCAGCGGAAAAGCTTAAATACGATGTACCGCAATATATCAGGAATATGCAAGAAGCAAAGGAGGCAGGAGGACGGATCCTTCTGACCAACTATGAGAGGGTCCGGGACGGGGACATTGATCCAACCTATTTCACTGCTACATCTCTGGATGAGGCTTCGGTGCTTCGGAGCTTTGGTTCCAAGACATATCAAACGTTTCTGGACAAATTCGCCGGCGTGCCATATAAGTTGGTAGCCACAGCCACACCGTCCCCCAATAAATACAAAGAGCTGATCCATTACGCCGGATACTTGGAGGTGATGGACACTGGGCAGGCTCTTACCCGTTTTTTTCAACGAGATTCTACCAAGGCCAATAATTTGACCTTATATCCCAACATGGAGGACGAATTTTGGTTGTGGGTAAGCAGCTGGGCGTTGTTTATCACAAAACCATCTGACCTCAATCCGGCTTATTCAGACGAAGGATACATCCTACCGCCATTGAAGGTAAATTGGCATGAGCTGCCTATCCAGTACGGAGATGCCATTGAAAGAGATGGCCAGATCCGCTTATTCACTGAAGCGGCAGCCGGTCTAAAGGAAGCTGCCGAAGTTAAGAGGGAGAGCATCACACAGAGAGTGGAAAAGATGGCTGAAATTGTGAACAACTCACCAGAGGACAGCTTTGTGCTGTGGCATGATCAGGAAGCGGAGCGCCTGGGCATCAAGAAGGCCCTGCCGGAAACCGTGGACATCTATGGCAGCCAGGATTATGAGATCCGGGAGCAGCGGGTTATAGACTTTTCGGAGGGCAGAATAAGACTTTTTGCCACAAAAAAATCACTATCCGGATCAGGATGTAACTTCCAGCGGTTCTGTCACCGGGAAATATTTCTTGGGATCGATTATGAGTTTAATGACTTTATTCAAGCCATCCACCGGTGTTACCGGTTCCTCCAGACGGAAGAAGTCGTGGTCGATATCATTTACATGGAAAATGAGCGGCAGATCAAAGAAGTACTGCTAGAAAAGTGGAAGAACCATGATTACATGGTGGCGAAGATGATAGAAATTGTAAAAAAATACGGTCTGAATCAGACCGGCAAAACCGAAATCATGAAGCGAAAGATGGGAGTGAAAACCGTGGTAGTAGAAGGAAAGCGTTACAAAGCTGTGCATGATGATTGTGTAGAAGAGACACGCCGGATGGAGAGTAACAGTATTGGTCTTATTCACACCTCTATCCCCTTCGGGAATCACTATGAGTATTCGGCAAATTATAATGACTTTGGTCACAACCAGGATACACAGCGATTCTTTGAACAAATGGACTTCCTGACGCCGGAGCTTCTCCGGATACTTCAGCCCGGCCGGGTGGCGGCAATCCACGTTAAGGACCGTGTTCTATTTGGCAACGCCACTGGCACTGGTATGCCAACAATGGAACCATTCCATGCGCTGTGTATCAATCATTACATAAAGCATGGCTTCCAATACTTCGGCATGATTACCGTTGTGACTGACGTAGTCCGTGAGAATCATCAGACTTACCGGCTGGGATGGACGGAGCAGTGTAAGGATGGTACCAAGATGGGAGTCGGCTGTCCAGAGTATATCCTGCTTTTTCGCAAGCTGCCGACTGACCGATCCACCGCATACGCGGATGATCCGGTAAGAAAAACAAAGGAGGATTATACCCGGGCGCAATGGCAGATCGACGCACACGGATACTGGCGTAGCTCCGGGGACCGGATGGTAAGCAAAGAAGAGCTGCAGCTCGTCTCCGTCGACAACCTCCAAAATGTATACCGGCATTATTCGCGGAGCAGTGTGTACAGTTACAAGGATCATGTAGCATTGGCAAAGGAGCTGGACCAGCAGGATAAACTGCCGGCCACCTTTATGGTGGTGGCACCGGGGAGCTGGACCTGGGAAGTCTGGGACGATATAAACCGGATGCGTACACTTAACACCACACAGAGCCGCCGTAAGCAGCAGATGCACGTCTGCCCCCTGCAGCTGGATATCGTGGAGCGGATTATAAATCGGTACTCTAACCCCGGTGATTGGGTGTTTGATCCTTTTGGAGGTCTGATGACAGTCCCTATGCAGGCGGTCAAGATGGGCCGTCAAGGATACGGCGTAGAGCTTAACCCGGATTACTACCGTGACGGCGTTGGGTACCTGCAATCGGCAGAGGATGATATAGATACCCCCACATTATTTGATTTTATGGAGGTTAAGTGATGATAAACGGAGAAATTATAGTGGACAACTTTGCCGGTGGGGGAGGTGCCTCCACCGGAATAGAGATGGCAACCGGTCAAAGTGTGGATATTGCAATCAATCACGACCCCGAAGCCATCAGAATGCACCAGATCAACCATCCAGAGACGGAACACTATTGTGAATCTGTCTGGGACATAGATCCAGTAAAGGCTTGCAAAGGTCATCCTGTAGGGCTGGCATGGTTTTCCCCTGACTGTAAACACTTCTCAAAGGCCAAAGGTGGGAAACCGGTAGACAAAAATATTCGTGGCCTTGCTTGGATTGTATTGAAATGGGCGGCGTTAGTTAAGCCGAGGGTAATTATTTTGGAGAATGTCGAAGAGTTCCAAACATGGGGACCCATCAGGAAGGGCAAGCCGGTAAAAGGACGGAACGGTGAAACATACCGCAAGTGGAAAAGCCAGCTTGAAGCGCTGGGGTACGCTATCGAAACCAAAGAGCTGATAGCAGCAGACTATGGAGCACCCACTAAGCGCAAGCGGTTCTTCATGATCGCCCGGTGCGACGGACAGCCGATCATATGGCCAGAGCACACACACGGATCAAGAGACAGCGTAGAAGTTAAGCAAGGATTCGTAAAGCCTTATGTGCCGGCGGCAGAAATAATAGATTGGAAAATCCCGTGCAAGAGCATTTTCGGCAGAAAGAAACCTCTGGCCGAGAACACAATGAAACGAATTGCAAGAGGTTTGCAGAAATTTGTTATAGATAATCCAGAACCATTTATAGTTCCCATTGGTTACGGCGAGAGGGAAGGACAAAAGCCTAGAGTAAATGACATTAAAGACCCGTTAGGGACAATTGTATCAAGCGGAAAGCATTACATATGCACACCCTACATGATCCAGTATCATTCCGAAACTTCCAGCGACTATGTAAGAGGCCAGGAACTGGTGGAGCCAATAATGACAATAGATGGTAGTCCGAGGTATGGACTGGTAAGTGCCTTTGTCAGCAAATATTTCTCCGGCGGATATACCGGCGCCGGCAGCGACTTAGAAGAGCCATTGCCAACTGTAACAGCAATAGACCACAATGCATTATGTACGGCACACATTATCAAGATGAAAGGTCAAAACAACGGGCAGGACGCAAAGAAACCGCTACAGACAATCACGGCAGGAGGACTGCATTTTGGTGTGGTGCAAACATCATTCCTTACGCGGCAGCAGGGGCAGAGCACCGGCACAGACCTTCAGGAACCAGTAAATACCATGACCAGTATAAACCACATGGGAGAAGTAAGAGCGTTTTTGATCAAATACTATAGTCAGGGAATCGGACAAGATATCAAAGAGCCTCTTGATACTGTAGTGAGCAAAGACCATTTTGGATTGATTACGATTTCAGGAGCAGACTATCAAATCATAGATATCGGGTTAAGAATGCTGGAACCTCATGAGCTATATGCGGCGCAAGGCTTCCCGGGTGATTACATAATTGATCATGATTTAGAGGGAAATAAAATCTCCAAGACGGAACAGGTGAAGAAATGCGGAAATGCGGTCCCCCCGCCCTTCGCAGAAGCACTTGTTAAATCAAATCTACCAGAGCTTTGTACCGGTATAAGAACACCAAATTGTCAAATACGGCAAGAGAACACTGGGCAATTAAGGTTTGCATAGGAGGGCGCATGAAAATAGGATTGATTGATGTTGATGGACACAACTTTCCGAATCTTCCGTTAATGAAGCTATCCGCCGCACACAAATCTCAGGGAGATAGTGTAGAGTGGTACAATCCATTATGGTCCGGTCATATGGACACGGTATATATGAGTAAGGTATTTGACTTTACGCCGGACTATCCATATCACATAAACGCTGACATAGTAATTAGCGGCGGTACCGGGTACAAGAGAGAAGGAACGTTACCGGATTACATAGAACACATATATCCAGATTACAGCCTTTACCCCGACATAAAAAGGAATACTGCATATGGATTTTTAACCCGCGGTTGTCCTCGTGGATGTGAGTTTTGCATCGTGAGTAAAAAAGAAGGATATAAGAGCTGCAAGGTTGCTGACCTGCCTGAGTTTTGGCGAGGTCAGAAAAACATCAAGCTCCTAGATCCCAACATCTTAGCCTGTAAGGATCACAATGATCTATTAGGGCAACTCATAGACAGTGGGGCATGGGTGGACTTTACTCAAGGCTTAGATGCCCGCCTGCTGACGCCAGGAATCGCTAAGACAATCAAGTGTATTAAAACAAAAATGATACACTTCGCATGGGATAATATTTTCGACGAGCAACACATAGTCCCAAAGCTCAGGATGTTTAAAGAGGTGACGGGACTAGACCGGCGAAAGCTGGGGGTATACGTCCTTACAAACTTCGGCAGCACACACGAAGAGGACCTATATCGGATATATACACTTCGCGACCTGGGGTATGATCCATACATAATGATCTACAAAAAGGCAGATGCCACGCAAAGAACCAGATTCCTGCAAAGATGGGTTAACAACAAGATCATATTCACTCAGACGTCAAAATTCGAGGACTATGACCCCAAAAGAGGATAGGAAGGATGTGACATATGACATACGCAGTAGACTTTGACGGAACTCTATGCGAGGATTGCTATCCCTTTATAGGAGCGCCTAAGCAGGAGGTAATAGATTTTATACTTGCAAAGCAGGCAGGAGGACACAAATTAATTCTCTGGACCTGCCGCAAAGGATCACACTTGACAGCGGCAGTGGAGTGGTGCCGGTTGCGCCGGATCACGTTTGACGCAGTCAACGAAAATCTACCGGAACATATCGCCTTGTATGGTGGAGATACACGAAAGATATTTGCTGATTATTACATAGACAATAAAAACTTGGATTTGTTTGACTTAAGAGCGCGAAGAAATTGGCAGGAGGACTTAAAGGAGAAAAAGGAGCGGATATAGGTTGGAGGAGAAAGATGAAACAGGAAATATTTGATTTTATCGATATGGGACCAGAAAATGAGAGATCACCGGAGGACCAGAGAGCATTTGAGGAGTGGAAAAAGCAAAAAAGCGAAGCCAGAGCAAAATTCACAACGCTACAAAACCAACCTTATGCCTTGAAGGTACGGAGAGCAGAACTGAGGGCATATGAGTTCATCGCAGAAATGGATAAAAGAGAATGTAATGCCCATGTAAGTGTTGGAGGACTGGACAGTATTACATTGCTCTTGTTCCTACGGAAAATCGGCATTGATGTTCCGGCCATATCAGTATCTGCCATTGAGGACAAAAGCATCCAGAAAATACATGAAAAATTGGGTATTGAGACTGTAAAGACATATAAATCCAAAGTGGAAGTTCTGAACGAGGTTGGATTTCCGGTAATTTCAAAGAAGATAGCAGGGCGCATTGATTTGCTACAGCATCCTTCGGAAGATAACAAAACGGTCCGCCATGCAATCATTACCGGCGAATGTGGAGAGCAAGGGCATTTTGCGAAAAATAGCAGAATGCAGCTACCTAAAAAATGGCTCAACCTGTTTGCGGGAATGGCAAATGCTGAATATGGGACTTGCTACAAAGAAGCCCCTTTTCTTGTATCAAATAAATGTTGCTATTATCTGAAAGAAAAACCTTGTGATGATTGGGCAAGAGATCATAACAGCTACCCATTCTTGGGAATGATGGCCAGCGAGGGAGGCCAGAGAGAAGAAGCCCTTATTGACCACGGGTGCAATTATTACGGCAAGACTGTTATGAGAAGCGCACCGTTTGCGCCATTTCTCAGGCAGGATATTTTGCAGCTTGCTCTTGCCCTGAAAGTACCGATACCAGAAATATACGGAACAATAGCACGTCATTCGAATGGAGTATTATATACTACTAAAGCACAGCGGACAGGGTGCAGCATGTGCGGATTTGGAATCCACATGGAAGAACGTCCACACCGGTTTGATAGGTTACGTGAGAGGAATTATAAAGAATGGTATTTCTGGATGAACGAGTGTTGCACTGATCCGGAAACCGGAGATAAATTTGGCTGGGGGAAAGTTCTGGATTGGATAGGGGTAGGCTGGAGAGATTATCCGGCGGTACAAATTTCCCTCTTTGATGTGGGGTGGAATAACAATTAAACTTAAGGAGGAGAAAGTAAGAAGGCAGGAGGAATTCTGCCTAGAGTGGGACGCTGCAGTTAGAAGGATAAAGGGCAGGAGGATGTAATTATGGGGAAAAAGACTATAAAAATGCCTGGCAGCAAGAATGCTAAGGTAGGGGAACAGGCAAAAAAAATGATGATGGTGACCCCGGTCACGGGCATTCTGGGGGCAATAGAAATGTACATAAATGTTCTTCGGGAGCGGGGCATAGAGATCTCAGATTGGGATGATAAAGACCGCAAGCTACACCAGATCCGCATGATCGGGGACAAGGCTTATTTCCTGGCAGCGCCTAAAGAAGAGAATAAGGAGGGGGATTGTGAGTAAGAGAAAGCAGTTAACTCCGGAGGAGGAACAGAGAAGGGAAGAGAGGAGGCTTCTTAAGAACTATTTAAGCCAGTATTACATGGCGAAGAAAGGGAAGATGTGCCTTGAGAGGCGTCTCCATCAGGTGGTAGCAGAGATCGAAGCCCCAATAGGTGGCGTGGGATATAGTGCTATGCCCAGGGGCACATCTGTAAGTGCGGGGTCAGCTTCCATCGTTATGAAAATTGCAGACATAGAAGACCGAATAGAAGAACAGAAAGACACTATGGCTGCTGCCATGCTTAAGGTTATGGACATCATGGATTACCTTCCCAGGATTAGCACAGAACGTGCGATACTGGAGATGCGGCATATAGACTGTCTGCCGTGGTCGGAAATATGCGAAGAGGTTAACCTAACCCGCACTCCATGTAATGACTACTACAATAACGGCATAAAGCAGCTGCTGCAGTATAAAAGGGTCAAAAAGATTTTGGAGCAATATTCTCGGGAGAAATCTTTTCGGAGAATCTAATTTGAAAAAACTTATCCGGAAGCATATAGGCGTTGAAGCAGATTACCACACCAGCCTGGCAGCGTATCACTTCCCCTACACTGTTTAGCTGGTGTGGTTTAATATAGTAGCAGGGATGGAGTCAGGAATCAGAATTTTAATTTAATATTGTTAAGCAGGGGCAGGGGGTAAAGGCTCAGGCTCTTTATTGCTCCAGGAGGAATCATACAGGAATTGTATCCAAGACGAGAACAAGCGTTAAAATATAGGGCAGGGGGGCAGGAGGGCATCATTGATTCAACAAACTGAATGTAACATAACATACAGATAATCGTGATGAGGGAGGGTGATAGAGCAGGCGCGGACGTGGCAGCTGACTGATGACATACGATGTGATGATAGTACCTTGTTGCAACTTTTATAAGTCAGTACACAAAAGTACATAAGGGTGTGATATTATGATAGTATCTAAATGTTGTTGCATAACAACTTAGACAAGGCCGCAGGTGCCTATTCTCCTTAAAGCAGAGGCAGCATGTTCAGCAGAGCATGATTGCCTCTTTGTGTTACCGGCGAAGGAGGGCGGTGGAGAGATACTTAGGTACTACTTGGAAAAAAATTTTAATGCGGGGCGAGGAAGGCGCATTATTTTACCGGCTGAAAATAAAAATATTTTTTGGATTTCGTTACGAAGTGACGAAATTTTCTAATTTTAGGGGGAAATATGAGATTTGAGAAGTGGAAATTAAACAATTTAAAGCCGGCAGAATATAACCCAAGAAAAACGCTGCAACCGGGAGATCCGGAGTACCAGAAAATTCTATGCAGCATTCAGAAATTTGGGTATGTTGATCCGGTGATTATCAATCAGGACGGTACCATCATCGGCGGACGCCAACGCTATACGGTTCTTCAGGATATGGGCTATGACGAAGTTGAAGTTGTTGTTGTCGACCTGAACAAACAGGATGAGAAGGCGCTGAATATTGCACTGAATAAAATCAGTGGTGAATGGGATCCGGAGAAATTAAAGGAGCTTCTGCAAGAATTGAATCTTGGTGAATTTGATATCACCGTAACCGGCTTTGACTTAGGGGATTTGGAACAGCTAATCGAGGATCTTGAAATAGAGCCGGCTGCTTTTGAAGATAATTTTGATTCAGACCGCTCTTATGAAGAAATTGAGGATCCGGTTAGCAGACGGGGAGATATCTGGATTCTTGGTCGACACCGCCTGATGTGTGGGGATGCGACATCAGCAGAGGATCTGGAATTCTTAATGGATGGCAAAGAGGCACAGCTTGTTATTACAGATCCTCCGTACAATGTAAATTATGGAGACAAGGTCGAATTCTTGGATAAGTTTAGGGAGAGCAATGTAAGCCGGGACAACTCACAGATTAAAAATGACTGTATGAGCGATTTGGAGTTTTATCAATTCCTGTTGGATGCATTTCGGAATCTTCATGGTTGTATGAAGTTGGGGGCTGCTATTTATGTGTTCCATGCAGACGGTAAGGGATTGGAATTTCGGCAAGCCTACCAAGATGCCGGTTTAAAGCTGGCACAGTGCTTGATTTGGGAGAAGAATGCATTTGTCCTTGGCCGACAGGATTATCAGTGGAGGCATGAGCCATGCCTATACGGTTGGAAAGAGGGGGCAGCACATTATTTCGTTGATGATCGGACCCAGGACACGATTTTGTTTGAGAACCGTCCAATGAAAAGTCCGCTGCATCCGACGATGAAGCCGGTGGAACTGTTTGGCCGGTTAATAAGTAATTCCAGCAAGACCGGCTGGAATGTTCTGGACGTATTTGGAGGGAGTGGAACAACCTTGATTGCAGCGGACCGCTTATCTGATGGAACTGGATGAGCGGTCTTGTGATGTGATTATTCGGCGCTGGGAAGAGTTGACCGGACTAAAGGCAACTCATCAAGCCGGGAGGAAAGATTGATGGTAAATAGCAAAAAAAAACTTGGCGAAACAAACAAATGTTTTGCCGAATGTATTGGATGGGGTGGCTCTGGATATGGATGAGAGCGGAAATATTAAATCCAATGGGAGTGTATACCGGGTGGAAGTAATTGCAGCACTTTTTGGAGTGTCTGTTAGACGGGTGCAGCAATTAACTCAGGAAGGTATCATTTCCACCGTTGAGGTAACGGAGAGCGGCAGAAAGGTTAAAAGGTATGAGCTGGCTTCCACAATCCAAAAGTATGTCAAACATCTGTCCAATAAAGCAAATGGGAAAAACCATTCTGAGCGGGAGGCGGAACTCCGGGAACAAAAATTACAAGCAGACATTGCGCTAAAGGAATCCCAGGGTGAACTGCATCAAATGAAAACCCAGATTGCGGCGGGGAAATATATTGATGTAGAGGAAGTGGAAATGGATTATGCCCGCTTCTTTTTGATCTTTAAGAAATTCGCCCTTTCGATTCCCAGTCGAATGGCTGGGAGAATTGGTGGATACTGTGATCCGATAGAAGTCAGAGCGATTGAACGGGATCTGTCGCAGGAAATATCCAGCCTGCTAAACAACTTCGTGGTGGCAGGAGTTGTAGATCAAGGAGAGGAAACACTTGGCCAAAGGAAAAAGAATTCCAAAGTATAAGTGTGCTGCCTACCAAAAAGAAGCCCTTAAGTATTTGTTGCCACCAGAGAATATTACGGTTTCGGAATGGGCGGCGAAGTATCGGGTTTTAGAGTCAAAAACATCTGCCATTCCAGGACCGTGGAGAAACGAGCAGACGCCATATCTGGTCGGGATCATGGACGAATTGAACAATTACGAGACGGAAGAAATTGTATTTATAAAGCCCACTCAGGTCGGTGGTACCGAAGCACTCCAGAATATGATCGGGTATGTCGTTATGCAGGATCCATCCCCGACGATGGTTGTGTACCCTACGGTCATGCTGGCTGAGAGTATCTCGGAGAATCGAATTGAACCGATGATTCTGGCATCACCCAAGCTGAAAGCACGGTATCGGCAGAATTACTCCTCCAAGTTGGAAAAACAGTTTGAAGGAATGTACTTAAGCCTGGAAGGATCAAATTCACCTTCCAGTCTGGCTAGTAAAGCAATCCGTTTTCTGTTTTTGGATGAAGTAGATAAATATCCGGGGGCTTCTAAGAAAGAGGCGGATCCGATCAGCCTGGCAAGGGAACGTACTATGACTTTCCACAACCGTAAAATTTTCATAACCTCAACCCCTACCTTGAGAAGCGGTCATATCTGGAAAGCGAAAGAAGATGCGGACGTTGAAAAGCATTTCTTTGTACCCTGCCCGCATTGCGGGGAGTACATTGAACTGAAATGGAGCCAGATACATTTTCCAGAAGAAAAGGAGGGGATGTCCTACCTGGACCGTGCGGAATTTGCTAACTATATCTGCCAGGAATGTGGCTGCATTATCACGGATCAGCATAAACTCCAGATGCTCCGGCACGGCCGGTGGCAGACTGTTAGGCAGAACACCCAATATGTCCGAAAAGTAGCTTTTTGGATCAACACCTTATACAGTCCTTTTGTTAGATTTTCAGAAATGGTAAAGCAATTTCTGAAAACCAAGGATGATCCGGAAGAGTTTCAGAACTTTGTCAATTCATGGCTGGCAGAACCGTGGGAAGACACGAAGCTTAAGACTAGTGCTGAATTGGTATTAGAGCGGCAGACGCAGTATAGCGAATTTGTTGTACCGCCTTGGGCGAAATTACTGACTGGCGGCGTAGATGTACAAGAAAATTGTTTGTACTGGAGCATACGGGCCTGGGGTGATTATATGATAAGCCAGAATATTGCACACGGGCAAGCCTACTCTTTCCAGGAAATTGAACGGGTTATGAACCTGGAATATCAAATGCCGGACAGCACGGTAATGGTTGTTAATCTGGCATTGATTGACTCCGGCAATAATGCGGATCTTGTGTATGATTTTTGTGCCAACAATTCTGATTGGGCATTGCCTTGCAAGGGATCATCGAACCCAATGCTCTCTCATTACAAATTAAGCAAGGTTAACAAAGCTGATTCACAGGCATATGGAATGAACTTAGTACTTGTGGACACTGGTAAGTACAAAGATTTGATTGCCGGCAGAATGAGAAAACAAAATGGCACTGGATCATGGATGGTCTATCATGGATGTGACGCTGAGTACGCCACACAGGTCACTGCCGAGCATAAGGTCAATGTTAAAAATGGCAGCAAAAAGCGACAGGAATGGGTGTTAAAGACATCCCACGCGGATAATCACTATCTGGACTGTGAAGTATACAGCGCAGCGGCGGCAGATCTTTTGGGAATACGCACGGTACACTTGGAAAGCTTAGAGGAAAGTGAGCACATACAGCAACAGCCAGAGCAGAAAGAAAAACAATATGCTCCGGAAGAAGGCTGGATCCGGAAGTATGAATCATGGATATAGGAGGAAGTAAGGGTGGCAGATGAAAATAAACGGTATACCGCAAGCGAGATGCTGGAGGAAGTCGATCAGGCAATTTATGCAGTACTGGTCGGGGGCCAGTCTTATAAGATTGGTAGTCGGCGGTTAAACCGGGCTGATTTGAACTTGCTCTATAAAATGCGAAATGACTTAACAGCGCAGGTGGCAGCAGAGGGCAATACCAGTCTTCTTGATGATACCTATGTTGCGGTCTTTGAAGGGAGATAAACATGAACTGGCTGGATAGTGCAATAGGTTTTCTGTCTCCAGAGCGGGCGGCAAGGCGTGAAGCATGGCGCCAGAATTTGGATGAAATAAGAAGCTATGACGCAGGCGATTATGGACGTTCTAATGCGAATTGGCGCGTGATGAATCAGTCGGCTGAGGTCACGGATCGCTATAGCAGGGATAATGTAAGGGCAAGAGCGCGAGACCTTGAGCGGAACTCGGATATGATGAATGCTCTTATTAGCGCCTATAAAAGGAATGTATTTGGATCCGGATATACGCTTCAGGCGAGAACGAAACAGGATGAACTGAACGACACAATTGAAGAGGCTTGGAAAAAGTGGTGTAAAAAGCAAAACTGCGATGTAACTGGCACCCAGAGCTTTAATTCAATGATCCGGATGGCGATCAAACGGAAAAAGGTTGATGGTGGGATTCTGCTGGTAAAGCGATATACAAAAGAAGGATTTATTCCATTTCAGTTACAGGCAATCGAAGTGGATGAGCTGGATAGTTCGCAGAATGCTCCAAAGAATACCAAGAATCGAGTAGTCGGAGGAATCGAATATAATTCCTTTAATCGGCCTGTCGGCTACTGGATTCGGCAGTATAGCATTGATGGTTTCAATATAGTGAATCCTGTCTACATAGAAGCAAAGGATGTTATTTTCTTTTATACAAAAAATCGGCCATCTCAGGTGCGGGAAATGTCGGATATGAGTCCAACTATTACGCGAATCCGTGATGCGAATGAATTTATGGTTGCGGTATCCGTAAAGGAGCGAATTGCTGCCTGCTTATCTGTTTTTATCAAGAGAGGGCTTCCGACAACGGGGATAACTGGGCGTAGCGGTAAAGCCGCAAATATTGAGCGGGAGGAATATGCGGGAAAATCCATTGCGCCGGGCATGATTAAGGAACTGAATGTGGGTGACGAGATCCAAGTGGTCAATCCTACCGGTCAAGCAACTGATGCCGCCAGTTTTATCAAGCTTCAGCAACGGCTGGTTGGTTCTGGTCAGGGGATCAGTTACGAGGCTATGAGCCGGGACATGGGCGAGACGAACTATGCCTCTGCCAGGCAGGGGAGTATAGAGGATGAAATGACTTATGCGGAGGAACAGGAACTTTTAATAGAGGTCCTGGATGAAGTGTATGAAACATTTCTGATTTCCTGCTATTTGGCTGGTGTTATTCAGATGCCGGGATTCTGGGAGGAAAAAGGGAACTTTCTGTCCCATGAGTGGATCCGAATTCCTAAGAAGTGGATTGACCCATATAAAGAAGCCAATGCGACAAAGATTGCCCTTCAAACGGGGCAAAAGACTTTCAAACAAATTGCGGCAGAGAATGGGAAAGACTGGAAGGATCAGATTCGTGATATTGCAGATGTTTTGGAATATGCCAAAGGGGAAGGCATTGAGATGGGAGGTATAATTTTTGGAAAAACAGAACAAGAGCTCTATGGAATTGAGTCAAAAGAAAAATAAGCAGCTTATAAGAATTATGGATGGTGTGTCCATCCGGGCGGTAGAGGGCGATGGGAATGAACGAAAAGCGATATTGAGCTTTTCCAGTGAAGCACCTTATGAGAGGTGGTTTGGCAGTGAAGTTCTGGATCATACGCCGGGAGCTGTGGATCTCAAACGAATCAATGAAATCGGTTGTGTGTTATTCAATCATAAGCGGGACTCCGTTGTCGGAAAAGTGATACGCACTTGGATTGAGGATAGCCGTGGAAATGCGGAAGTCGAATTTGATCAAGATGAAGAATCCGAAAAGATTTACCAAAAGGTAAAAAATAAAACGCTTAAAGGCGTCTCAGTCGGATATCGGGTAACTGTGTGGGAGGAAGTAATGCCCGGTCAAACCTCTGCTGACGGCAGGTTTCAGGGACCGGTCAGCATTGCAAAGAAATGGATACCGTTTGAAATATCCATTGTCAGTGTTCCTGCGGATCCTACAGTAGGTGTTGAGCGGGAGCTGGAGTTTGAAGAAGAGGAACCGGTACCAGTACAGGCAGTCACGCGTTCGCTTGACATTTATGAAAAGCAACTTCAAATAAATCAAAACAAAGCAGGAGGGATGTTCGAATGAACAAGAAACAGCAGAGACAGCAAAAAGTATTTAGACAGCAGGAAATTCTAAATGTAGCTAAGACGGCGCAGCGGGAATTGACTGCAGAGGAACAGCAGGAGTTTAACAATCTCCAGCGGGAGATTGACGTTCTGGCAGCGCAAATTGAAGAGGATGAGAGAGCGGCAGCAGGAGCTTCTGACAATCAGAGATCGTTAGAAGCAGAACGTCAGAGAATTGCGGAGATTCACTCAATGTGCAGGGATTTCAATATGGAGGCGGATGGGTATATCCGCAATGGTACTCCATTGGAAGATGTCAGAGCAGCAGTTATTGAGCAGATGAGAAGCACAGGCGAACCAATTGGCACCCCACTGAGAGTTAATGCTGATGAGCAGGACAAATTTCGGGCCGCAGCCGCTGATGCGCTGATCATGCGATCTGGTATGAATCTCCAGAGCCCGGCTGAGGGCGCACGGGAGCTGATGGGTATGAGCCTTCGTGATTTGGCGATTGAGTCGTTATCATCCGATGGAGAGACGAGCCTTAGTCGGCGTTCATCGGATGAAATCTATTCCATGCTGCAAAGACAGTTTTACAATCCAACAGCTGCATTTCCGGCAATCCTTGATAATGCCGTTAATAAGGCATATGTGGAGGGGCATAATACGGTAGCCGTTACATTTGATAAATGGACAAAAAAAGGAAGCTTAAAGGATTTTAAAACCCACGATAATAATTATCTGGCGGGGCCGGCAGGTGAATTTTTAGAAGTTCCTGAAGGCGGTGAATTAAAGCATGATACTCGACAGGACGAGAAGCTCCCTACAAGAAAGCTGAAAACATATGGGCGACAGTTCACACTAACCAGGCAGGCGTTTATCAATGACGATATTGACTTGGTTACTAAGATGCCGGCGAAATATGCCGCGTCGGCCAGAAAGACAATCAATAAACAGTGTTATCAGGTGTTGGTAAATAATCCAGCGATCTATGATGGTACACCTTTGTTTGGTTCAGCACACAAAAATCTGCTGGCCAGTGGCACCGGCATTACACAGGCGGCCATGCAGGCTATGATTATGGCACTGCAGAATCAGCAGGATCAGTTTGGTGAGGCTTGTATTATCCGGCCGGCAATCATTATCGTTCCCAGTGGCTATGCATTTGACATGTATACATTGTTCTACAGTGCAACAATCAATACCAGCGGCAACACACAAGCAGTGAACCCTTTATACCGGTATAAGGATCAGATTGAGGTTGTAGAAGATCCCACAATCAATGTTCTTTGTGGCGGTTTTGGCAATCAAATGCCTTGGTGGTTGCTGGGTAATAAGGATGATACCGACTTCATGGAGGTTGACTATTTAAACGGCCAGGAAATCCCTACTATTCGAAGAATGGAATCACCTGGAACTTTGGGCTTTATTTGGGATGTATATCTGGACTGGGGTGTTTCTGTTATGGATTATCGCGGGGCGATCAAGAATCCTGGTATCACAGTGAAGAGTCCATTAGATCTTGCATAAGGAGGGAAGAAAAAAATGAGTAAAGCAGAATTTTGGCAAAGAGGCGAGACAATCGATTATGTGAATCCCACCAGCACTATAATTGAAGCCAATACGATTATTGGCCTGGGGAGCAGGATTGGTGTGGCGGGAACCAATATCCCGCCACAGGAAACCGGATCTGTACATGTTACAGGTGTGTGGGAAATCAAGAAAACTGATACGAACGCAGTCGCATTAGGCAGCGAAGTGTTTTTTGATGGAGAAGGAATTACTGCCACAAGTGGCAGCGGGACATTGCCGGCAGGGTATGCAATTCAAGCGGCGCCGGCAGGTGCGAAGACTGTACTTGTCAAATTATTAGGGTAGGGGGTGATTATGTGAATAGATTGATTGCATTATATCCCATTCTGTATCACTCGACTCAGTACAAGGTTGGTGAAGAACTGCCGGCAAACAATCCTGAAATGCTTGAGGCCTGGATAAAGGCCGGAACTGCCGGCTGGGAAAAGGATATTCTATCAACAGAACCTGAGCCGGAACCAGAACCAGAACCTGAGCCAGAACCAGAGCCGGAGCCGGAACCAGAGCCAGAACCGGAGCCGGAACCAGAGCCGGAGCCGGAACCAGAGCCAGAACCGGAGCCAGAACCGGAGCCGGAACCAGAGCCGGAGCCGGAACCGGAACCGGAACAGGAACCTGAGCCAGAGCCAGAACCGGAACAGGAACCAGAGCCGGAGCCAAAGCCAGAAACAGAGTCAATTGGCAGGGGAAGAAGGGGAAGAAAGGTAACCCAGAATGGAGAAAAGGACGTTTAAGCAGCTGATTCAAGCGGATGTACGTGGAGCTTTCCTCAACGACGATGAATTCTCGGACAGTCACACCATCAACGGAAAGGAAATGTCAATCACGATTGATGAGAACGAAGCGATTGAACGAGAAAAAAGAATGACGATTAACGTGGATGGTATTTATGTAAAGCAGAAACTAATCTATGTTGCCGCCGCAGAATATGGTCAGCTTCCTTCAGTCGGCACATCGATTCTCCTGGACAACCGACGCTACATCGTTATGGATGCAATTGACGAAGAGGGCATCTATTCCATCACATTAGAGGAGAATACAAGCAATGGCAGAAAGCGGCCTCAGATTTGAATTTGATCAGAAACAATTGAAGACAATTGAAAGGGCTTTAGGTGACATGAAATCTAAAGCCCCGGATGCTATGAAAAACGCCTTGAATGCAACTGGAAAGGATGCCAAAAGGGATCTTGCAAAAAAGGCAAAGGAAACGTACAGTGTTAAAATCGGTGGTTTTACCAAGGCAATGAAGCAGGTGAATGCAACACGGGCAAATCTGGAAACAACCATCAAAATCACAGGAAAGCAGCTGGAATTAAAAGATTTCAGGGTATCACCCGCCAGCGTACAGCCCAGTGTCCCGGGAGCCCCTCCGGTTCGTGCGAAGGTACTTAAGAGCAGCGGAATGAAGGCACTTCAAAAGGGGAACCTAAAGGCCTTCATTGTGAAATTTTCGAGCGGCCATGCATCTGTTGCCCAGAGACAAGGATCTGGAAGATTGCCAATCAAAAAGCTAATGAGCAGTTCAATTCCTAAGATGGTCGGGAGTCAGAAACGGGTATATGGCATTATTAAGCCTGAGATTTATAGCAATCTGCAGAACAATATTAACAAGCAGGTTGCAAAAATTTTGAAAGGGGGGTCGAGGTGACAGCATCAAACTTTCAGGAGGACTTGATAGAAGAGCTGCGACTGCTATTTAAGAAGCAACGATTCTTAAATCCGGCTGGAAAACGAGTTGCAATCAATATATATGGTCAAGCTCTCCCCATTATTGAAGATGGTACCGATGTGGACCCGATGCCCTATATCTGTGTCCGGTTAGAGGAGGGAAGCATTGCAAATAGTACATCTTCCCAGGTAGTCAACACGGTACTGCTGATAGGGGTATTCGATGATTCCGCAGAGAATCAAGGACACAAAGAAGTTTTGAATATCATCCAAAAAATTCAAGAGCGCTTCGAAAAGGAGCCGATACTTGCTAAACGTTATCGATTTCAGGATCCATTTGACTGGGCGTTGCAGGATGAGGATACATATCCATACTATTTCGGAGCAATTCATATGCAATGGCAGACAGCTGCCATAAGAGGGGAGGATAAATATGCATGAGTAGTACAAAGAAAGCAGCGAAAGAGACAGGCGAAGTTGAGACTGCGGCAACAGCCGAAGAATCAGCTCCGGTAAGATCTGCACGGAAAAAGAGTCCCGTCACGGAGGCGCTTGTCTATGTGGGGCCCAGTATTATGGGAGTAGCAACAAATGGAATGATTTTTAACAACGGTCCGTCAAAGGAACTGAGAACGGCAATCGAAAAAGAGCCGGCATTTACTAATCTGCTGATCCCAGTATCGGGATTGACGGGGGCAAATCAGGAGATTGACAATAAAACAGGTGCTATCTATGAGCTTTACAAAAGAGTAAGTTCATACAGAGCATAAGGAGGGAAAAAGTAATGGCATACAATCATGGAATCAGGGTGCTGGAGAACGCCACCAGTGTTGCAGCACCCATTACCGGGACTGCCGGTTTGCAGGTAGTATTTGGAACAGCACCGGTCAATTTAGCGGAGGATCCGGAGGCTGCAGTTAATAAACCTGTGATTGCCTATTCGTTTGCAGAGGCAGTGAAACAGCTCGGCTATTCTGACGATTTTACAAAATATACGCTTTGCCAAAGCATGGATGCGTCTTTCCGCGTATTTGGCGTAGGTCCGGTTGTATTTATTAACGTATTGGATCCGGCAAAGCACAAGAAGGTGAATACATCAACAAGTGTCACAGTGACGAATATGCAGGCAGTTGTGGATGTGGAAGGGATACTTTTAAATACTCTTAGTGTATCCAACGCAAGCACGGAACTTGTTTCCGGGATCGACTATATCGCGTCATTTAATGATTATGGCTATGTTGTTATTACGCTGCTCGCAGGTGGAGGCGGCGCAGCAGCAGCGACATTAAGTGTATCCAGTACAAGCATCGATCCTGCTATGGTGACGGAAACCGATATCATCGGTGGCTATAATGTGAGTACTGGTGCAGAAACGGGCATTGAAGCATTGCGATTTGTATATCCGAAATTCGGCATGACACCAGGTCTGTTACTGGCTCCCGGATGGAGCCACAAACAGAATGTAAGTGCCGTTTTAGCGGCAAAGTGTAAGGAAATCAATGGCCTCTTCCAGTGCGAATGCCTGATTGACTTGGACTCTTCAGCATCTGGTGCAGTTAAATACATAGATTGTGCCACGGCAAAAGTAACAAGCGGCTGCAGTAGTGAGCATGCGGTGCTGTTGTGGCCACAGGTACTGATCGGTTCTAAACAGTACGCTTACTCTGCGGTATTTGGAGCTTTAGTCGCATATACAGACGTGAAAAACGGTGATATTCCGAACCTGTCTCCGTCCAATAAACTTTTAAATGTCACGGCAGCTGTACTGGCAGATGGTACCGAGGTCTCTTTGGACCAGACACAGGCAAACCTGTTAAATAGCCAGGGAATCGTTACAGCCATAAATATGAATGGATGGAGAAGCTGGGGAAATAACACGGCTTGTTATCCAGGCAATACGGATCCAAAAGACCGCTGGTTCTGTTGCCGTCGCTTCTTCTCCTGGTGGAGAAATTCATTTATCCTGACCTATGCGGAGAAGGTAGACAATCCGGCCAATTTCCGGCTGATCGAATCGATTGTGGATGCTGAAAACATACGTGGAAACAGCTATGTATCACAGGGGAAATGTGCCGGTGCCCGAATGGAATATGTCGAGGCAGAAAATTCGGTCAGTGATATTCTGGACGGTAAAATCCAGTTTCGGCAGTACCTGGCACCATACACACCGGCAGAGGACATCCTGAACTCACTGGAGTTTGATCCGGATATGCTGGCAAGAGAACTAAATGGAGGTGAGTAAAAATGGCAGTAGCAGGTATTCCTGAAGTTATCAATAATTTTAATGTATACCGGAATGGAAATGCTTTGATTGGATTGTCTGGGGAGGTTTCGCTCCCAGACTTTGAAAGCATCACGGAAAAGATCAGTGGCCCTGGGATTCTTGGGGAGATTGAAGCGTCAATCATTGGTCAGTTTGGAAGCATGGAGCAGGAAGTCACCTTCCGGATCTTGGAAGATGATATTTTCAGCATGATGGATCCGACAGAAACACTGGATTTGACTTTGCGTGCGTCTGAACAGTATACAGTAAAGTCCACGGGAAAAATTGATTACAAGGGCATGAGGGTAGTGATCCGTGGACGGCAGAAAAAGTTCAAGCCTGGCACAGTCAAAAACGGTGGTCAGATGGATGCGTCAGTTACCATTGAGTTGGTCTATATCATGATTGAGATCGACGGAAACAAGAAGGTGGAACTGGATAAATTGAACTCCGTCTACAAGGTAAACGGAGTCGACTTATTGGCGAAAGTGAGGAAACAGTGCTAATGGAAAAGAAGATGGAAGTAGAAGTGGTGGATACGAATGGGGAAGTTATTGATAACCCTTATATGGTCATATTCAATAAGCCCTATAAGTTTGAGGATAAGACATATGAAAAGATTGATCTTAGCGGCCTGGATGCTTTGACGGCTGCGGATATGATTGCTGCCAATAAGGTCTTAGATCGTTCCGGCAGTGTCACATTTTTGCCGGAAATGAGCTTGGAATATGCCTGTATCATTGCGGCAAAGGCGAGCGGTATGCCGATTGAGTTTTTCAAGGGGTTACACCCAAGGGAAGCGGTAAAGGTAAAAAACAGGGTGACAGGTTTTTTCTACGGTACGGACTGAGTCCGAACGACGGAGAAGGAATTAGAAAATTAGCAATCGCATTATCAATGTCAATGCGGACAGGGCTGGATTATTTCATGGCCCTGTCCGTTTTTGATCTATTAGAGGTAGCAGAGGAGGTGGCAGAAATTGGCAAGCGGAGGTAAAGAGTTTGAGTTAGCGGTGAAAATTGCAGGAAAGCTGGAATCCTCTTTCAACGCCTCCTTGGGAGCCGCAGGCAAAGGGCTAAAGAATCTCACAAAAACAATTGCTGCTGCGTCCGCTGCTGCTGCGATTGCACTTGCCGGGCTTGGGCTTGCGGCTATCAATGTAGGCAGCACGTTTGAACAGGGAATGTCGCAGGTTGCGGCAACAATGCTGATTGATAAATCGACAGCGGAGGGTGCTGCAGCATTTCAAACCCTGGAAGATGCCGCAAGAGAATGTGGTAGGAGTACCGCATTCACTGCCACAGAGGCATCGGAGGCCTTGAATTATTTAGCCCTTGCAGGTTACGACGCTGAAAAAGCGGCAGCAGCTTTGCCAACCGTACTAAGACTTGCAGGGGCAGGTGCAATGGATCTGGCATCAGCATCAGATATGGTTACGGACAGTATGGCTGCGTTACAAATAGAAGCTACTGAAAGTAACTTAACAATGTTTGCAGATCAGATGGCCATGACTGCCAGCAAAGCCAATACATCAGTGGCGCAACTAGGTGAAGCCATATTAACTGTTGGCGGTACAGCAAAAGACATGGCAGGTGGTACCACAGAACTAAACGCTGCGCTAGGTATATTAGCAGATTCTGGTATGAAGGGTAGTGAAGGTGGTACCAAGTTAAGAAACATGATCCTCAGTTTGCGATCACCAACTGAGAGTGCATCTAAACTCATGAAAAACCTAGGAGTGGAAGTATATGATGCTGAGGGCAATATGCGCGGCATAAATGAGGTCTTCGGTGATCTTAATACGGCCATGGACGGTATGACCGCCGAGGGCAAAGACCAGATCATGAATGAGATCTTTAATAAAACCGACCTTAAAGCAGCGGAAGCAATGCTTGCGGGTTGCGGAGAACGTTTTGATGAGTTAACCGGGTACATTGATGCCAGCGCAGGTGCCTGCGAAGACATGTATGCAATACAACTTGACAACCTGAATGGTGATCTGGCAATTATGAAATCGGGTTTAGAAGATTTAGGCATTACTCTTTACCAGGACGTCAATGGGCCACTTAGAGGTACAGTTCAGCTTGCTACCGATATGGTCGGGCAATTAGCAGCAGCGTATGCTGAGGGTGGATTAGAGGGGATGGTAGGCGAAGTTGGCAACTGCCTTTCTACGGTGGTTACTAAGATCGCCGAATATGCCCCTAAGCTGATTGAGATGGCAATGAATCTCATTGACAGCTTTATTAGTGGAATATCCGATAGTGGGCCTGCCATTGCATCAGCAGCATCGGAGACCATAGCAGCATTTATAAAGGGACTGGTAAAACTGATTCCCAAGGTGCTGATTTTAGCGGTAGACCTGATTCTAAGCTTTGCAAAGAGTATGATCAAGCAGCTTCCGGAGATTATTAGTGCTGGCGCACAGTCTTTTGCCGCTTTTGAACAAAGCATCGCACAGAGAATTCCGGAGATTGTCCGGACAGCTACAGAACTCATACAGACTTTGGTGAGTGGATTGATTTCCAGCTTGCCTTTAATCATAGAATCCGCCATACAGCTCGTCATGGGATTATTGCAGGGTATCCTTTCTATGATTCCCGTAATAATTCAAGCCGGAATTGATCTTATTCTGGCATTGGTTCAGGGGATTATGGCAAATTTGGGAACAGTAATATCCTCTGGCACCGAAATGATTCTTTCCCTGATTCAGGGGATTGTGGCGATGCTGCCAACAATCATTCAGGCCGGTGTACAGCTTATTATATCCCTTATCCAGGGGATCATCACCAATCTGCCCAGCATAATCATGTCAGCAATTGATATCATAATGGCCCTGGTTCAGGGGCTTATTAGTGCTATCCCGGAGGTTATTGGAGCCGCAGGAGACATTGTCAGAGCTCTTATAGACGCTCTGCTCTCTGTGAATTGGCTGGAGGTGGGCTGGGAAATTATAAAGTCTATTGTGGGCGGTATTTGGGATGGAGCCTGCAACCTAGTTGGCGGCGTAATAGATGGCATATGCAGCTTATTCTCCGGCGATGAAGAAGTAGAAATAGCAGGCCTTGAAACGGGAGCAGCGTTTGCCGCAGGCCTTGAAGAGGGGACTTCTGGAGCGTATGCAGCAGGTGCCAATGGAACTGATTACTTCATGGAAGGTGCAGGAAGTGTAGATGCAAATACTGCGGGCGTGGTGAGTGCAAGTCAGTATACCTCGGGCTTATTAAGTAGTACAGATGGGATTACAATCGCAGGGGTTACTGCGGCAGATACATACAGTAGCAGCATTATAAATAATGGGGGTGGTGTTCTTGGTGCCGGAACGGCTCATGCCGATCTCTACTCATCGGGAATTCTTTCATCTCAGGATACTGTGACGGATGCCGGTGCCCAGACAAATCAATCATATCTTGCAGGATTGGTTACAGATACATCGCAACTCGAAAGTGCAGGATTGCTGGCCAATAATGCTTATGCCTCTGGGTTAAGTACTGGAACGGATGGCATTACAACATCTGCCTTAACCGCTACTACCACCTATGCGGATGGACTCTTGCAGGGGGAGGCTCAGATCACAGAGGCCGGAAATACATTAACCCAAGCCTTCATTGCCAGTATGGATGCAGGAAATGAAGGAATCGCAGCCAAAGCAACTGAAATGATGGCTTCCTTCACACAGGCCATTGAGTCATCCAGCCAGAACATAGGTGCCGCAATGCAGCAAATGATGAATGGATTCATCACTTCGTTTGAGGCTGCCAACACCATGAGCACATCAGTAACACAGGCCATGGCAAAGATAGTGGCAGCTATTACATCATCTGGCAGACTTATGGTTAATGCCATGCGGCTCACGGGAACCCAGATTGAAAAGGTAATGGGAACGTCCTGGAACAACGTGAAAACACGTACCATATCTTCCTGGCAGGCGTTGCATAGTGCGGTTGTAAGTAGGGCAAGATCTACAGCCAGTGCAATCAAATCGGCGTTTGAAAATATGACCATCAAGATACCAAAGCCGAAAATTCCTAATATCACGGTAAGTTATTCAACGGTAGCGGGTGGAGGCGGTGGAACAGTCAGCATTCCAAAGTTTAACGTAATATGGAATGCGGCGGGTGGTATTTTTGATTCACCAACCATTTTTAATACTCCTTATGGCATGCAAGGAGTAGGTGAGGCGGGTGCGGAAGCGGTTCTTCCCTTAGATACACTATGGGGGCAGATGACAGACATTATTTCCGGCCTGTTAGATAAACGAGGGGAAGAGGGAGCGGTAAATGCGGCTCTACGAAAACTCATAAACGACGGCAGTTCGAGCGCTGCCGGCTATGGGGACCAGGGAGAACGAAGGCCGATACAGTATGCACCCGTATACAATTTTCACGGTAACGCACCGTCAAAGGAGGAACTGCATGAGGCAGAGCGGATGTCACAGGCTGACTTTGCGCGAATGATGGAAAAGCACGAGCGTGAGAAGAAAAGAAGAGAATTTTAGAGGTGATGAATATGGCATATACAACTATCCAGGGGGATACATGGGATCTGATTGCCTTTAAGGTTTATGGCGCTGAAACATATGCCGATTTCTTGATGTCCAAAAACTTCCCACTGCTGGATCTACTGGTGTTTCCAAGCGGCATTATTGTGGAAACACCGGACCTCCCGGAGGAACTGGCATCAAGCCTTCCGGCATGGAGGAGGTGACATGGGAAAGAGTAGGACTGCTCAGGCAAATATACAGTACAGTGGTGTTAATTTCAGCACGAGTATGAATCAGGTGAGTTCCTTCGAATATGTGGATGCGGCATCGGGGGAGGGCGATACTATATCGCTCTCCGTCTCGGACAAAGAAAGGAAGTGGATCGGAGCTTGGTACCCTCAAAAAGGAGATCGGTTAACAGCAGATATTATGGTTAACGATTGGGAAAGAGAGGGGGACCGTGCCGCGCTTTATTGTGGATCTTTCGTATTGGATTCTATCAGCTTTAGTGGATTTCCCATTGTTGGGAGCATCGGCGGCATCAGCATTCCGGCGGATACCGACTTTAAAAGCACAAAAAGAACCAGAATATGGCAATCAATAACGGTTGAGCAGGTAGGGCGCGAAATTGCCTGGAATGCCGGATTTGACTTAAATTATGAGGCAACCGAGATATGGATCAGTACTCTGGAACAAAGTTCTCAGGGGGATTGCGAATTTCTTTTTGCGCTCTGCAAGTCATATGGTCTGGCGATGAAGATCTTTAATGGAAGGATTGTGATTTATGATGAGGCAGTCTATGAGGCTCGTGACGCAGTGATTACCATTGATGCTTCCGATATGATTTCGTTGGATGATTATAATTCCTCACTGGACGGTACCTACACAGGAGGCACGATTACCTATACAGATCCAAACACAGAAGAAGAGATCACTGTAAATGTTGGTACAGTAAGAAGCAGTAACAGCAGTGCGGCTAATGTTACTGCCAAATCAAAAACGGATATGTATGTAAGATCCACATCCAGTACAAGCGGCAAAGCATATGGAGTGATCCCTTCCGGCACGACTGTGGCGGTGATCGAAGAGCTGGAAAATGGCTGGTTAAAGATCCAATACGAGAAAGCACCGGAGGGCATCGCCTACACCTCAAATCGAGGGGGGAACTACTATACAATAGACAAAACACAAACGCAAAGCAGCAGTGTGGATGTGGGACCGCGCTGTCTGGAAATAAACGAAAAAGCAGACAATACCTATGATGCGGAACTGAAGGCGGTTGCGGCAGTCAATCAAGCCAATAAAACGGCAGTTACAATGAAGATTAAGATTATGGCAAATCTTAAGATTATTGCAACAAGCAATGTGCTCATAACCGGGCTTGAGAAGCTGAATGGGAAGTATGCTGTTGATAAAGTCACGCATTCGGTTGGAAGTGGCTACACAATGTCCCTGGAGTTGCGGTTGATTCAGGGGCGGCTGTCAGCGAGATAGGAGGATACATGGAAAATCTTATAAGAGTCGGAAAGGTTTCAAGCGTTAATCATGAGCTGGGCATGATTCGAGTTGTTTATTTGGACAAAGGAAGCTCGGTTACAGCAGAGCTGCCCGTCCTAAGCTTTAATGGGGAGTATAAGATGCCGGGTATCGATGATTTGGTGCTTGTGACACACTTGAGCAACGGCTCTGCTGCCGGCATTGTTCTTGGCACATTCTGGAGCAAGGCAAACCGGCCGGGAAGAGCTGGTGCAGATATCTATCACAAAGAGCTGGGCCGAAAAAACGGAGCTGCTTACTTTGATTTTGACGAAAAAACAGGCCATCTAACCATTAGAGCGGATTCGGTGGAAATTCTGACAAAGAGTGGATCGAAGACATATTAAGTGGGAGGGGTGAATGTGGCAGTGATAGGGAACTTTGGAAACCGCATTGTATTTGAAACCAGTGATGTAAAAATCTTGAATTTTACTGCGTTTGAACAAAGCGTATCCGGACGTTGGGCGACTCATAACCGGATAATGAAAAAACCCTCGAGTGAGTTTCTTGGCCCGGAGCTGCGGACCATCTCCATGGAAATCCTATTAAGTGCAATGCATGGAGTCCGGCCGCGCAGCACACTGGAGCAGATAGAGGATATTGTGGAGAATGGTATCGCGGAGCTCTTGGTTATTGGAGGGAAAACAATTGGTAAAAACAAATGGGCGATAACCGAATGCAGCGAATCATGGGACGTTATTATGTCAAAGGGGGAGCTGCTGCAGGCAAAGGTTTCCCTGAACCTGCAGGAGTTCTTATAAGGAGGCAAGATGAAAAATGAAAGGTTCAATTATCAATTTTGACTATCAGTCTGAAGAACTGATAGAGATCAGGAGGAACCTCGAAACCCTGTATGGCACTGTGGAAGGGAGCTGCCCTTTGGATCGGAGCTTTGGAATTAATCAGGACTTTGTAGGATACCCGGACCCTGTGACCGAAAATATGCTTGCGTTGGAGATGATTCAGAAAACACACAAATATGAGCCACGGGTCATGGTAAAGTCTGTAGAATTTGCAAACAGTGGCGACGGCAGCATGACACCTGTTGTCACGCTAACTAAAGGAGGGGAGTAGATGTCAGACGAATTAAGCACACTCGATAGTATTCCGGATGTGAGTTTTATAGACAATAAAACATTGGAGGATGTCAAAAGTGAGTTGATTAAGGGCTTTGAGGAGGGATACAGAAAAGAGACAGGGCAGCTAATCACACTTGCGAAGGCAGATCCGAACCGGATTATTCTAAATGCTTGTGCACTTTTAATCTACCAGGGATATCAGTTCATTGACCGTGCTGGCAAACAGAACCTTCTTAAATATGCTTACTCGGAATTCCTGGAGAATCTAGGAGTGCTTCGCGGTGTAACACGCAATGTTGCATCGCCGGCGCTGGTTACACTTCGCTTTGCACTCTCTGAAGTCCGATCATCTCCGGTGCTAATCCCAAATGGCACAAGGGTCACCTGTGGATATGATGTATTCTTTGCCACGAAAGAAAGCACGGAGATCCCGTCAGGAGAAGCATCAGTGGATATCCAGGCGGAGTGCAGTGCTGAGGGAGACATTGGCAATGGATTTTTACCGGGTGAAGTTAAGACACTGGTGGATTCCGTCCCATACATTAAGGAGGTGTGGAACATCGATACGAGCGATGGCGGCGCCGATGTCGAAACGGATGCAAGCCTGGCAGAGCGAATCTATCTGGCACCGGCAGGGTATTCTGTTGCAGGACCGGAGGATGCTTATGTTTATTGGGTCAAGACCTATAATACATCCATCGGGGATGTGAAAGTAACCTCCCCCGAACCCGCAGTCGTAAATATTCGTTTTGTAAAAAAGAATGGTGATTTGCCTGATGCATCTTTGATACAGGGATTACAGGATTTTATGGAGGACTCTAATATCCGGCCATTAACGGATCAGGTTGTGGTGGCGGCACCGGAGACCGTAGAGTATGAGATTGCCTTAACATACTACATAAATTATAGCGATCGAAATAAAGCAGTAGCTATCCAAAATTCAGTAAGCATTGCCATAGAAGACTATACAACGTGGCAATGCTCCAAGATTGGCAGAGATATAAATCCTTCGGAACTCTGCAAATGTGTGGTGGCCGCTGGAGCTAAGCGGGTAACCCTTACACAGCCATGTGTACCGGTAATAGTACCGGAAACATCTGTGGCGAAGTTGAAGAGCATTTCGGTGCTTTATGGGGGAATCGAAGATGATTAACCTAAGAGGTGGAGAAATCAAATATCTTCTTCCTGAGAATTTAGTTGACGACGATGTGAAAGCGCTCAGTTACGCATTGGGAAAAGTTATAGAAAGAATGCTGGATTATGCAGATGATTGCAGGATCTTTGTTGCAGTATCCAATATGCCAGAAAAAATCTTAGATGTCTTGGCAATAGAGCTTCGTTCCCCTTACTATGATGTGACGATGGATCTTGAGACGAAGAGGCAGATCATTAAAAACACATTAATATGGCATTCGAAGGCGGGCACTCCCAGTGCTGTTAATGAGCTGATCGGATCAGTATTTGGATACGGGAGAGTAATTGAGTGGTTTGATTTTGTAGCAGAACCATATACCCCGGGGACTTTTGATATTGAGACCAATGGCCAGATCACTGAGGAACGCATCGATGAGCTGAAGACGGTTATTGAAAAGGTGAAAAATGTAAGGTCACACTTAAGGAACCTAACGTCTATCGGCAGGATGATCAACAGTAACAGCTATACAGGTGTTGCCGTTACTGCACGATCTTATATTAAAATTTTATAGGAGGAAGGAGGAATAGGATGTCACAATTTAACCCATGTGTTATTACTCAAAAAGGTTTTGAGTTGCTTGCTAAAGTACAAGCGGGTGTGTGCAAGCTAACCTTTACAAAAGCACAAACGGGAGACGGTACATATACATCTTCCGACAATCTGAATGCGCAGACGAAATTAAAATCAAAGAAACAAGAGTTCCCTATTAGTTCGAAGAAGGTCCGGAACGATAATTCAGTGTGCTTGACAACCATTGTCACAAATGAAAATTTGGTGACTGGATACTACCTTAAAGAATTTGGAATTTTTGCTCTGGATCAAGCAGGGGAAGAGATTTTATACGCAATTGCGACAGCGGTTGAAAATAAGTGGGATTACATCCCAGATTACAATTATCTAAGCCCGGCCAGCATCACGATAGATTCATATATCATAGTTTCTTCGGCACAATCGGTAACTCTTCAGGGAGGATTCGAGGCGTATGCTTCAGCTGAAGAACTAACCGCACTTGCCGGTACAGTAGAAACCATTAAAAATGATATTAATAAATCATCTTTGACTGCAAAAATACGCAGGGGGTATATTGGCTTTGACGCCGGGAGGAAACTCTCGCTGGAAACGGTAACAAAAAGGGGGGATAAAATTACAGTATATCAAGCTTCCGGCAGTTCGACTATAGCGGTGTCAGGTATCAAGTGTATCGAAATATATGGCACTTTCCTATTTACCGACATCACACCAGAAATAATCAAAGAAATTACAATAATTTTTGCTGCAGATACAACACAAATACACTCAATCGTTATGCCAATCAATACAATTATGCCGCCGATAATGCTCGACGTATCAAACGTAACTAATATAGGTATTTTTGGCGGTTTTGAGTGGGAAGACATAGCAGCGGAAACAGACAGCATATTAACAATACGAGAACTATAGGAGGTGCTATATGGCAAACATTATTTTAGGCGGGCCAACATCCGATTTGCAGACAAACATCGACGATCTAAACGCAAAATTCCCGGTTTCGGTCGCAAACGGCGGAACCGGGGCTACAACTGCTGCGGCGGCCCGAAGTAACTTAGGGGTCACGCCCGCGAATATTGGGGCGCTTGCAACCACCGGGGGGACTCTCACGGGCGGGCTGAACATGAACGGAAATCGCATAAATAACGTGTATGACCTCTACTTTTTGAGCGGCAGCACGTCCCTTGGATATCTGCAGCCGTCCCAGGCGGGAAACAATTTTCACCTTGGGAATGGATGGTACAATATCAACAGCAGCGTAGGTACTGGTGGTACCTTATACGCAAAGGCCTTCACGGTAAACTCCACTCGAGCGTCAAAGGAAAATATCGCCCCCGTTACAGAGGAGCGAGCCAGGAAACTTCTGAAAATGGAAGTGGTAACTTTCGACTATAGAAACGGAAGTGGCGTCGATCAAGTGGGGTTAATTGCAGACGACGTTATGGTAATCGATCCAACTTACGTTGTTTACATGCCAACGGAGGGCGGGGAGGAACTCGCCGGCATTGATTATTCAAAGTTCGCCGCCCCATTGCTGAAGCTGGTGCAGATGCAGCAGGAGCAAATCGAGGAGCTAAGGGAGAGAGTAGGCAAGCTAGAAAAGGGATTGTAAGAAAGGAAGGTGCTATGACAGACGAGGAAATTGCCGTGGCCTTAAAAGGCCATGAGCATGAAATTGGTTCGCTAAAACACCGCATGAGCGCCCAGGAAGAACAGGCGAAAGCCACACAAGCGATGGTGGTGTCCATCGAAAAATTAGCCCTAAATATGGAGCGCATGGCGAAGGAACTCGAAAAACAGGGGGAGCGCCTTGGAAAGCTTGAAAGCGAACCAGCGGCCCGCATGTCACAGATCAAAACAGCAATAATTACAGCACTTGCAACCGCCGTTATCGGCAGTATCGTAGGTGCTATTTTGTTGCTCGCGTAAAAAGGAGGATCAAGATGAAAATTGAAAAGGGAACAATCGCAAGGACGGTAGTACTAGTAGTGGCACTTATAAACCAGGCACTCGCAATGTTTGGAAAGGAGATTTTGCCATTTGCAGAGGATGATATTTACACGGCGGTAACAACCATCCTGACGCTCGGCGCCACTGTATGGGCCTGGTGGAAAAACAACAGTTTTACGACAGCGGCCATTAAAGCGGATGTGTACATGCAGGAGCTTAAAGCAGAAGAAACGGAGGAATAATATGATGAATGCAGCAGAAACGAAGAGAAAAGCAGTAGCAGACACCTATAAGGAGTGCATCGGCCGCAATCTCTACAGTCAGGATACCACCAGGCGCGAATGCGCCTTTACACAGCACACGGATGGCAAGTATTATTCGGATTGCTCCAGCTCGATCAGGCTGGCGTACCGGAAGGCGGACATCGGACTAAACAACATCGGCGACAATACCGCCGGGATGTATCACTCCACGTTGGGGAGCATCGTGGATGTATCCACAACCAATGGCGTACCGACCAACCCGGCGCAGTTAAGAGTCGGAGATATCCTATTGTTTGCCGGTACAGACTCCAGCCGCCCGTTGTGCATCGGCCATGTAGAGATGGTTTATTCCATCAGCAGCAGCGTCACCTTGTGCGGTCATGGATCCGGGCTGCCGAGTTTTAAAGATATGGCCACTTACTGCAAGAGCAGATACAACGCA